AAGAACGGGGCGAGAGCAGCAGCATCCTTGACAGACAGGGTGCTGCGATCGGGCAGAGAACCTTGCATGATGTAGTGGGGGGCGATCAACTGTCTAATCATACAGCAGTTGACCATGGTTGTCAAGAGATCAAGGTCTCGACCTCCCTGAACTGGTGGTGTGTTGTCCTAAACAATAGAATATCTACCAATTCATTGTTCTCAAACACAAATTCAAAGTCAAGTCTAAAGTTTTGGAATCCTTTTCTGTATCCATTTTCATACACTCTTTGACGAGTGTCTGGAAATACACTGTTGATATATTCTCCTTGCTCATCTGTCAAGAAGTCACCCTTCGCAGATGATAAACCATACAGATGTTCTCTACAGATTTGTTCTTCTCTCAACTCAATCTTTTGTGCGTTAATTTCAGGTGTTACTTTTGATCTACCCTCCTTAACGCTAGACTTTCTCTCTTGCCAATATGCTTCAGGATACTTACAATTCAATCTAATTGATTCTCTACCATCAATATGGAAGATCTTCTCGGCTTTGAGGTATAGACTATTTCTATTGCAATGTGCAACTAGTCTATCCATCATGTCATTACCACTAGGGTTAAATGCAGTTTCCCCCTCTCCCTGACCTATCTTGATAGCAACAGGCATACCAGAACTATCGTGCAAGTATCCATAAAAGTGTGATGTAAGATCACAACTCTTAAGTGCGTCTGGATTGACATGATGTGTCAAGAGAGCATCTACTGTTTTGTCATACACATCACTCAAGTGTGAAGTATTTGTCTGACTAATTAGATACTTGAAGTTTCCTCCCTGTTGATATAGATCATTGAAACGTAGATCCACAACAGTCTCATAAGACAAATGCTGATCACCATTATGATTGACCACAAGATGTTTATCTTCATTCTTGATAGCGGGAGACATGCCACCACCAATCATATAATCAAAAACAAATATCTCATTTAACTTATTACGAGTATCGTCTGCTAGTGCAGGTTGATACTTCACATCTTTCAATGATGTGTACAACCATGGCATTGATGAACTAGTGTATAGATGCTCCTGCCTCAATACACTGTATACTTCATTAACTGTGTAGATATCGGAGAAGATCATTCGTTCGATGCGATAAGTTGTCCGTCTTCATTATATAATGCGTAGAAAATATAGAGTTCTGGATTAGCAACAGATGCTTGATTCTCTGGGAAGTTATCTTCAAAGTATTCCATGACACCTTGGTCTAGTCGCTCAAGTTCTACAATCACATACTCTGACTCTTTCATGTCAGCGATGAGATCTGTCTCCAGCATTGATGTATATCTAGCAATAGATGTGTTAATAGCATCAACATCAGTGCTATTGTTCCACCCAGTCACTCTAATGAACGCCAATGGTTTACCTGCCGCTAGTGCATAGCGTCCAAGAATCTCTTGCAAATTAAAGATTTGATAGTTTTGGTTAATCATCGATAAACAGTTTCCAGGCGACAGTGACTCTTAATCCTTTGAAGTTCCTAGTACACGGCGCAGCACAATGTGGTATTTGACCAGGGAATAATACTGCTTTGTTTTCTTTTGGGAAGATACTATGCACTTCACCGTTGTTAATGTAGAAGTTAGTTGCCCCACCTAGCACTGGATGCCATTTAGGATTTACATATAACAGTAGTGTTCTTCCGTTGTCGGTATTTGCATCAACATGAATTGACCCATCTTGACCGTAAGTATGCCCATTAGCATACACATGCTGTACTTTAAATCGTGTCTCTAGTTTCTCCTGTATCTTATTTAGAAGGTGATCGCTAAAGAACGTATCTTCAGCAAAGTCGATCTTCCAAAATGGTGTACAGTATTGATACTCTGGATGCTCTGGTCCATATGATGTATGCCCAAAGCACCATCCAGATCCAAATCCAGTCTTATTTTGAATCTCTCGGAAATCTTCCTCATCAAAGAAGTTATTGTATTGTACAACGTCGCTAGTAGTATATTTCATGGTCTATCAACACATTCTCTGATAAAATTCATTCTCACCTGCTCAAGTTTCTCTAGTTGACTATGAGTAATGTCATCAGCAACATTATTGATTGCAAGTTTAAGATCAATTAGATTCTGTCTCATGGTAGATTCGGTGACATAACTCTCTGCCCACGCAATAGCAACCTTTCTATCACCTGCAGTGACTTCATTGACTTTATGCCACAGACCAGTATTGTATAAAACCATTGATCCTTTCGGTGGTTTTATTTCTTTTTCAACATTACCAACACGAAGAACTAACTCTCCACCCTCATATTCATCAGGGTCATTGAGAGCTATAGTCATACTATAGTGTGGTGCAATACCAGAGATGGGAAATGCATCCAAGTGCCAATCATAGAATCCACCAGTCTGATACCAGACAAAGTATGGTTGTCCAGCTCTCCTGATTAGGTGATCTGCTGTTGCTTTTTGTATTGGAGTAAAGAGATTGTCAACACATTTCCTATAGTCTGGATCATCATAATCGAGTACCTGCGCCTTCTTTACACCCTCTCGGGGGTTGCTGTCACTACCACAGTGGAATCTATGCTCTTGGTATACAGAGAGTATATTGTCACACTGGACAGTGGTTAGAACATCATTCAGTTGCCAAATCATTTATATCTTCCTCATCATAAAATTCAGAATAGTCAATACCATTTTCAACGAAGTCCTCAAGGCGCATCAGTTTCATTAAATCCTGAACGCCTTGTGCTACGTTTCTCTTTGCATTAGTGGATCTATCTCTCCACTCAATAACACTAGTCAATCTATCAGAAGTATAGTCTTTAGATGCGTCAATGTCTCTCTTTGTCCACTGATCATCTGTTCCAAGATACTCAACAGGATTGCCATCTTGATCTACACCATCTGGAAATGCTCTTCTAAAGATTGATGGATCGATTGGCCACTTGAGATTTGTGAGTGCTTTGAAGAGAGCAAGATTATCTTCGTATGTGGCATTGAATACGTCCATTTCTCGAAGTGTTTTTCTCCACTTCTTCCACATCTCCTTCTCACCTTCGTAAGAATCTTCAATGTCAGGAAGCACACGCCAGTCAGAACCCTTCAGCATCGCTTTTCTTTCTTCCATCCTCTTATTCATCTTGGCATCATAAAATAGTTGCTCTTTAGAAATTTTAACGATCTTCTCGCTAATTTGTTTCTCTCTAACGATGTTAGAAGCACTGACTAGTTCTGTCACTCTCGCTTTTAGTGCCAAAATTTGCTCTTGCGTAGCACCATTGAAAATATACTGAACTTCAGTTGATGAATTTGTCGCAAAATCATACTTTAACTTTTTACGTTGAATAAGTGCAGTATCATCGCTATAGAAAACAATATGCTGCAGCTCATCACCCTCCATGTGAAATGTGTCACCAACAACTTCTGTCTTAAATCTTTCCATAACGTCAGGAAGGATCTTAACTGGTTGACAGACACTTCGACCATTAGGTAACTGGAGGATATGAGTAGCGTCAATCACAAGACTGTTCAAGAGATCAATCTCTAAAACACTTCTCTTGATATTTGTTTCGATATCAGCCATGGGTTTTCATATACCAACCTGTTACTATGTATTTATTCTTGTCACCAAGAAGAAAACCGCCCCTATGAACATGTGTCAGACCAGCGGGGAAAATAACCATTGTACCTTGAGTAGGTTTGATTCTACGTTTCTGATACATAAATTCTGTTTCTCCACCTTCTTCAATGTCATTCAAGTAAATCATCCACACCAATTCACGAGCAGCGCACGAAAATACACCGTTCTCATAATGCCATGCATGATATCCACCACCAGGGGGAGTTCTTTGAAACTTAATATCAGTAGATACCAATCTAGTCTTCTTCAGTGTGGAATAGTGCATACAGTAATGAGAGGCACAGGATTTCAACATCTGATTGACGTTCATACTATACTTTGAATTTGCATAGTTTAGCATGAAAGACTTATCTTCTCTGGTAAATGAAGACCCGTACATTTCAGAACCTACCATGGCAGTTCTATCTGCATCTGTTGCATCGTGGTCTAGTTCTAGATCAATGACCGACGACGCTTCTTCATTTAAAACTCTATCACCATAATCAATGAGTTGCTCACATAGATTAGCTGGTACAAAGTTTTCCCACACACCAATGAAGTCTGTAAAATCAAACTTGGTGATTTTTGGATCCTGCATCAGTTTCAGGGGACGATATGGGGGGATCTCTTGTTGTGACATTATAATAAAATAATATTAGTATGCTTTAATTATATATTTGACTTTGTGGAACTCCTCAATTACAGGAACCTGTCTGTTGGGTTCCATGGTAACACTAGGAATTGGTTTCTTAATGTTTTGATTGAGCTCAAATGTACCAGTATTCAGTACAAGACCAACAGGTGCCGTATTACCATTGAATTGATTATTGTCAAAGGTGACGTTAAGTGTAGTACCGAAACTACCTAGTCCTTCTTTAAAAGAACCAGGACCATTCTGGTTGCCATAACTAAAGTCTTGAGTTGGATCTAGGACAGGAGTTAGACCCATCAGGTGGTTGTGAGAAGAAACTGTGGTGTCACTATCTTCTAAAATTGCTGGTGGAGTGTATGCTTCAACTCTAAATCTTCTTCCTTCAACGTCAATAGCAGCAGAAACAGCAGTTTGAGAACCACCAGTCTGACCATATGTTCCTTCTGGATATCTACGAAGATTCAGTAAATTATTAGAAACACTGACAACATCACCAGTAGAAAGACTATTAAAAGGCGATGGCCACCATACTTTTGCAGTTAGTGTACGCGATACTCTCGCTGGAGGATCACCTTGTCCAAGAGGTGCCGCTGGCCAAGTAGAAGACCACTCAATAATTTCATCCTTGAAGTTAACTCCCTTGTTAGTCAATAGAATATCATCCCAAACACTAACGAAGTCACTCCTACCAAGTGTAGCCGTCAATTCTCCAAGCCATAGGTTATACCAGTTATCAGGTTCTTCTCGGAAGAGTTCGTCAGTACCACCACCACCGATGAAATTAACATAAGGACCCGCACCTATACCACTTGAATGGTTTGATTGATTTAAACCAGCACTAGCGAGAACTTGAGTATCCCATGGAATCAAACCTGTTCCACCAATGTCATCAGTGATAGCACTAACATATAGGTGAGTGTGTACAGGAACATCAATTAGTTTCTCCTGCAACTGTCCAATCTGTGCAGTTACTGTACCAGTAACAGCAAACTCAATGTCAGCTTGGATAGGTGCATTGAACTGTGTCTTTACAGTACCAAAGTTAAAGAAGTTGCTCTCGTTGCCTGTGTTACCAGTACCAATAATCTGCTCATAGGGATTATCACCAGCAACATCTACCTTATCAATATACCACCATCCTCCAATGTTACCTGGGTCATTGATATTGCTTGTTGGTAGGAAAGCAGAAGATGCTCTATTTCCATCAACAACACCACAACCAGTGAGTTTCCTGTTTCTATAATCTGGGAGGTTAAAGTTAGCACCAGAACCACCATAAGTGTATCCAATGACAGCAAATAGATCTCCATACAAAGTTTTGTCAAGACTTCTGCCATCACACTCAATGAAACCAGGATATCTAGAATCTAGATCACCATCTATTGTACCATAACTTCCGTCTGGTTGCTTGAGAACGGAAAGAACTGTACCAATAGCAAGACCATCATCTTTTGCATTTCGTAGTTGGAGATCGCCATTGGTGTCTTCATATGTGTAAGAGTTCTTTCTACTATACCATGTTCCTAGTAATTCTGGAGCTGGTGGTGCAGTGGCATAAGTTGTAATATTCCAAGTAAATTGATTGCTGTTGCCAGTACCAATAGCGATAGTAGTGCTCACAGTGCTTGCAAGACCACCAGAGGTTAGATAGAACTGGACACTACTGTTGGAAGGTGTAAATGTTCTTGGTCCCTCAACTGGTGTATCAAAGTCAATAGAAATCAGTACATTATTTGTACCAGCGATTGTAATATCTCTGTTGATACCAGAAACACTCACAACAGAACTAACATACTGTCTGTTAGGTGCTTTGTTTGTAAGACTTGCTGGTGCTGTGAAGTCAGCTTCAGTATCAGGACCAGAGTTTGTAACGATAGACCACGTAGGAATCTGCAGTGTACCAACTTTAATCGTAGTTTGTACTGTACCACTGAATGTAGCACTAGATCTGTTATAGATCTGAATACTATCTCCGTTGCTTACATCTGTAGGGAAGATTCCGATTGAACTCTCACTACCATCATCATAGTAGATTTTAACTTTTGGTTCCGTACCATCTGTAGATACTAGTGTTACAGGTACAGATACACCAGCACCCAGTCCAGTGATTCCACCAACTGGTTTCACATCAGATCCAATTAGTGCATCTTCTAATGCACTTGGTTCATCTGTAAATACAAATGATTGTGGTGTAGTTGATGGGAAACTACCAGTAGTAACACCCCAACTAGATCCACCGACAGCATCACCAATGCTCAACAAGTTTGTAACTGTAGTTGTTGATGTTACTGGTGTGGTTAATACTAACTGTAGATACTCACCATTTTGAATGGTTGGATTAGTGCTAGAATCGACAAAAGTAACACCATCTAGAACACTATACCCCTGGTCATTCACGACGAAAGCATTACTAGAAGAGATACCAATTCGAGCACCATTAT